ACTGGGAGAGCTACACGACCTGGCTGTCCGGCTTTGCGCTGCTCACGGTCTCCTATCTGTGGAATGCCAAGATCTACCTGGTCAATCCCGGCGATCCGCATGCCATGAGCTCGGTCGCGGCGATTGGCTCGGCACTGTCCTTCCTGGTGGTGTTCTGGCTGCTGTATGACTTCATCTGCCGCACCTTCGGCCAGAAGAAGAACGGCGACGCCATCGTGGGTGCCATGGTGCTGGTGCTGGTGTGCATTGCGGCCTTCCTGGCCTGCCACATCTTCCCTGGCCAAGCGGCCTTCCTGCTGATGGGCGCGATGATCGCGACCTCCATGAGCGCCAACGTGTTCTTCTGGATCATCCCCGGCCAACGCAAGGTGGTGGCCGCGCTGAAGGCGGGTCAGCCCGTCGATCCGCTGCACGGCAAGCGCGCCAAGCAGCGCAGCGTGCACAACACCTATTTCACGCTGCCCGTGCTGTTTGCCATGCTGTCCAACCACTATGGCTGGCTGTACAGCCATGAGCTGAACTGGCTGGTGCTGATTCTGATGATGTTTGCGGGTGCTGCCATTCGCCAGTTCTTCGTGATGCGCCATGGCTACAAGCTGGGCCGCAACAGCCATCCCTGGCCTTATGCGGCCGTGGGCGTGGTGGCGCTGCTGGGCGTGTTCACCTGGCTCAAGCCCGCGCCGGCTGCCGTGGCTGCCGCACCTGCGGCATCTGCAGCGTCGGTCGCAAGCGCGCCTGCAGCTGCTCCTGCTGCCGCTACTGCCGTTGCAGAAGGCACACCTGCCGCAGCGCCTGCGGCCGGCGGTGAAGGCTTTGCCAAGGTCAATGCCATCTTCCAGCAGCACTGCGTGGTCTGCCACGGCACGGCAATTCAGCAGAAGGGCGTGCGCCTGGACTCCGCCGAGGCCGTGAAGTCCCATGCCCAGCAGGTTTACCAGCAGGTGGTTCAGCTGCGCAAGATGCCGTTCGGCAATCCCGGCGCGCTGTCGGAAGATGAGCGCAATTTCATCAAGCAATGGTATGAGTCCGGGGCTTCGGTGAACTGATCCGCTCCGATATTCCGGGTCAATAAAGCTGTAAACAACGGCCTGGAATCACTATGAAAAAAGCGCTCCTTGTGAGCGCTTTTTTCATGCAAGACTGCGCCTGCCCTAATAATCTGCTCCATGTCTGCGCCAGGATTCGCCAGATCGGCGGCTGAACGGAAGTGAGATAAAGAAAGAGAGAGTGGCGCGATAAATGGGATTTTCTGGGCCGCAGACGGGATGAACTGGCACGAGACCATAAAAATCTCTTTGCTGTTGGGAAAGTTGAAAGGCGCCATGTTCTGGCGCCTTTTTTCTTCCATCTTCACCCAGGCACTTGCCCCGCTCACCCATTCAACATGTAGCTGCGCACCAGCTCGCCGATATTAACTTTGTCGGCCGCAGACAGTCCGAGAAATTTGCGGGATGGTATGTCGCCCCAGGGAATCGGAAAGCTGCCATTTCGGGTCAAGTACATGCCGAAGCCAAACTCGCCAGACTTTGCGCCGTAGTGGAAGGTCGCGGCATAGATCATGGGGCTACCCACGCCCACCGAGTCAGCACCGTGCACCTGATAGTTGATCGTCGTGGCCAGCATGCGCGTCTCGCCTGTGCCGGGCTTCTTGTTGGCCAGCTTCTGGGCGCTGGCCTTGGTAAGCGATCCGTCCTTTTTCCGGGCGAATAGCGAGCTGTAGCGCGCCAGTGTCACGTCGCTATTCGGAGCCCATGCCTGCCCATCGGGATCTGTCGCTGTGTCAAAGCGCTTTTTTGTGGACTCCGTGACGTCTTCGCCAATCTCCAGCAGCACCGGCCGCAGGTTGTTGCCTCGGTCAATCATCCCGCGCAGGTAGTCCATCGCGCCATGGGCGCCAATTTCAATGAATTGCTGCATAGAGGCTTCTTTCGTAGAATGAGTACTGCCTTGTGCACATCGACTCCCGGGGGTTCACGCCGGTTCCGTTTCGGACGTAGAGGTCGAGGTCACAAGGCTTTTTCATGTCTTGATCGCCAAGCTGATCAGCTTCAAAGCGCGATTTCTCTTCCCTGGCAAGATCTCAAACACGGCCCGAAACAGGTCTGGGCCGATCTGCTTGCGCACCAGCACACGGGTCTGGCCCTGGCGGCCAAGATCCGAGCCGACTTGCACCGAATCAGCGGCATTGACCAGTGACAGCACATGCAGATAGTCGTTCGGTTCGGCCGGACGCTGGCCCTTGCCGTCCCATTGGTGCTCCTGATTCGTATGGCGTACGTTGTCCCCGGAAAGCAGCACGAGATAGTCGCGCACCGTCGCGCCCGTGGCTTCCTGGATGCGCTCGGCTGCTTTCGCGTCCACGAAGCCGAGCCATAGGTCCTCGTCCTTTGGCAGATGCTCACGCACGCGCCGTACAAAGTCTGTCACCCGTTCGGCCGCATTGAGCTGCCGGTTCAAACTGGTAGAAAGCGCCTTCTCGATGGCAGGCGGGTATTCGATCAGCTTTTCCTGGACGAAGCTGCGCAGATCGTCGTCGCGACGTGCGCCTGGGGCATAGTTCCAGCCCTCGTCAATTCCGACCGGAGCGCCCGTGCGCGGATCTTCCTGGCTCCAGCCCTCGGGAGGCGTCGTCGCATCCCCCTCGGCCGGCGCCGCCACGGCCACCACGCGGCATTTGCAGCCCCAACCGTTCGGCGGGAAATGGGTGTTCCAGAATGGGTGATCGTGGCGCAGAGTCAGCCGCATATCGCCCCACTGCTTGTGGTGGGGGCGCGGGTGGCTCACGCTGTCGCTGTGCACGTACCGCAAGAAGGGCCGACGAGATAGTAAATCCGGGTCGAGCAGCTGGGCGCGTCGGCCTGCAGCGTAGGCTGTGGTGACGTTCGTCTGATAAATCACGCGCGTGCGCCACGCTTCGCCGGCAGCGCTGCCCTGGCCCGTCCAGCCACTCCATCCATGCTTGGCCACGATATCGGCGAACTGCTTGCGAAACTCTCCGATAGAGCCGCCCTGGTTTGCCTGGTCGACTGCTTTGCGCAGATCGACCAGAAGATCGGCCTTCATCGCCCCCGCAACCACAAAGGCCCGGTCGTGCGCAGCCGTCTGGATATCGCGCCAGGTCTCGGTGGGCAAGTTCAGCTTGCGGCGCAGGAATGCAATCTGCTCCTCGAACTGCCGGCGAACACCGCTGATCGTTTCCTTATCTGCCAATGCTGCTCTCCTGGACCACCTCGCGGCCTTGCAGGTTGGCCAGCTCAAAAGCCAGGGCCATGATTTCGGTCAGATCCTGCGACGGCAACTGGTCGAACTCGGCCAAGAGCGCGTCCTGCAGCTGCTGCGGGTCGTCATGCGTGTTCACGATCCGGCGCAGTTGGCTGATCCATTGCCCTACCACCGGGGCAGCGCCAGAGCCCAGCACTCCAACCAGATCCGCAGTGCCAGTTGGTAAGGCAGGCTCCGCGAAACTGGCCGGTTTCTCACCATTTTTCGGCTTGGCTGGCGTCAATTCGGGGGCTCCCGAGGCCGGAGCCTTCTTGCTCCAGCCCTCGCCATACTTGGAGCGCACGGTGTTCTCGTCCAGCTCAAAGCCCATGTCTGCAACGGCCTTGTCGGCTTCGGCCTGGGTCTTCTGGTCTTCTTCTTCCTTGATCTGGCGGCCTACCTGGCACGCTTCCAGGCCGTTGTATTGACAGATCCAGGCGACCAGCGAGTCATTGAGCGTTTCCGAGAGCAAGTCGCTATCGGCTTGCGTCAAGTCCTGGCGCACGTTCTGGCGCTCCTTGCTGGCCGCGGCCAAAGCGCCGCCACCAGAGCGGGCTGGCTCCTGGCCGGTCAGAACCTCGCTGATCCAGTCGTCCATGTACTCGCACAGCTGCTGCTGGGTGGTCACATTGCCGCTCAGCTTGCTCTCCAGCAGCGCGATCTCCATGCCTTCAGGTGTTGCCAGATACCCGTCGTTGCTCATGGCCTTCAGCGCATCCACTAGCGTGCCTTTTTCCTTGGGGCTGGCGTTACGTGGGTACTTCCCGTGGGGCGTAGGCGATCCGAAGCGGTCGCACAGCTTGTTCCAGGCCACCATGCCCTTGCGCTTGAAAAAGACCGCCCAGAACAGCTGCAGGCCCAAGCCTGTGCCATACGGGTTGTCGTCTTCCGGATTGACGCGGTGGACGATGAACTTGCGTTCCGGCACAGGAACACCCGTCACCATGTTCTCGCGTGTGAGCAGCTGCAGCTGAGCTGGGCTGTTCTCGTCCTGCTGCACATACACAAAGCGGCGCTGGGCCCGGGTCACGACACGGGCCGGCACTACCAGGTCGTCGCGCACCGTCCAAATGATCTCGGCCACCGCATAGCCGGACAGGAGCGCCTGCAGCAGCTCGGCGCACAGCTTGTCAAAGGAAAAGCCTTTGAGAATGTTGGTGACGGTCAGCGCATCCTGCGTAGCCTTCGCGCTGTTCTTGTCGCAGGGCTCGACCTGCCAAGGTTTCCCAATCAGGGAGAGCTGGCGTTTTTGCAGGCCGGAGAACACCTTGCCGTCGCGGCGCAGGTCGCGGTACAGCTCCACGCTGCCGTGGCCACGCTCGAGCAGCAGTGGGTCGTTGGTGCGCAGCACGCCCATATAGGGCGCCTCGAAAGGATCGCGCAGCCGGTTGGCGAACTCCGTATTCAGATCAGGTCGTTCCGCCTGGCTGTTGGCATGAGAAGCCGCACTCGCAATGCGGCGCTGGTTGCGGGTGGCTTTGTTAGCCATAAATGAAGTCTCCCATCGGCTGGCTGCTGTCACGCGAGCCGCCGCTCATGAATTCCATAGGGGCAGATGGATTGCTGCCGGCATGCAGGGCCAGCGCCAGAGCCCAAAAGCGGTCGGCGTGGCCATTGACTTTCGTGCTGTCGTCGCCGTCGGCCACGAAACGAATGTTCCCGGCCGAGGTCGTGGTCTTCTGAATCTTTCTCAGGTCCGCACGAATGTGGGGGTCTTCTGGGATGCGAATCTGCCGATCCTCCATCGCACCTTTGAGCGGATAAGCCAGCGCCTCTTTCACCGGGCCGCTGAAGTTCACCGCCTCCACGCGGTGCTCACCGAATTTGTCCTGTGCGTCATCGGCCCAGCCAATGCCCAGCCCTGTGGCATCGATGCAGATGCGGTCGCAAAGCTCAAACCAGGGCCACAGGATGGCCTCCTGGGCGCTCTTGCGCATCTTCTCCATGACCTCGACGTGGCGCGTATAGAACACGTCGCCCAGCTGCTCGACCACCCACAAAACGGTCAAGTCCTTCTTGCGGCCAATGTCCACGCCCGCAAACAGACGACCCTGGAACGGCCCCTGCAGGCCGCGCTTCCAATCGGTGCCGCCCGAGTATTCGCACGCCGTGATCAGGCCGTATTCCAGAAACTTGGCATCGTCGTCGGCCGGAATGCACATGTATTCCTGATCGAACGATTCCGCGTCGGCCGCACCCGCTTTCACAAAGTCGAAGTACTCGGCCTCGTCCATGGCCTGCTGCTCGGCATCGGCCGGCAGGGCCTGCTGCAGCTTGAACAGAAAGCCTTGCTCCAGTGCGTCCTGCAGCGTGACGCGGTGCAGACTGAGCTTTTTGGGATTGCCACCATGGCGCGCCTCGCGCACCAGGTTGTTGAAAAAGCTATAGGAGCCGCGATGCGTGCTCACGATCTCCATGCTGCCGCCCCAGGTGATACCTGGATAGGCAATGGCCCACATCTTGCGTTGATCGCGGTGCAGCGCGAATTCGTCCAGGATGCGGCTGCCGCGCTTGCCGGCCTGGGCATCCGGGTTGCTGGACATGCTGTGAATGCGCCGGCCGCTGGCGAACTGCAGCACATAGGCATTGAGCTTTTTCTCTGCATCCAGCACCACTTCGCCCAGGTCTTTGGCGGCCATCCCCATGATGCCGGCCCACAGCTTGCAATCCTCAATGAACAGACGTGCCTGGATATCGTCACGGCTGCTGACCCATTCATCAAAGCGAGCGCCTTGAGCTGCGGCACGTTCGTCCGCGCCATAGGCGGTTGACCAGCTGATGCCGATCTGCCGCGACTTCTCCATCAGCTTTAGGCGAGACTCGTCCTTGATCCACGCGGATTGAAACGGCAGAAAGATCGCATCCCGATCAGATGGGATGCACTTGGCGCGGCCTTTGAGCTTCTGCATCACACAATCCCCAGCGCTTCGCGGATGGCCTGCTTGGTTTCCACAGTTACGCCGCCCTTGTTGGGCAGAGCGTCCAGCTTGGCCTTTTGCTCAGCCAGCATCTGCTGGCGCTCTTCTTCGCGGGCCTTGCGCAGCAGCAGCTCCATGTTGATGTTTTCGCGCTTGGTGCCGCTCAAGTCTTTGAGCGCCCGTGCCATCACATGCACGTCCTTAGGCAAGGTCTTCTCGGTCTCGGCCATCTCGTCTAGGGTGCGGTGCGCAATAGCCTCCAGCATCTGAGGCAGCAGCCGGCCCACATCGCCGTCAGGTTCCTGGCCGAACTTATCAACCCAGGCGCGGGCCATGGTCTGGGCCTTGATCATCTGATTCATGCTCTCGCGTTCGGTCTTGACATAGCGCCCGGTCGCCGAGCGCGAAACATCAGCCCCAAAGGCTTTCAGCGCTTCAAAGATCTGATCGATGGTGCAGCCCTTGCGGATAAGGTCATGCACCTGTTTCAGTACTGCCTCATCCTGCTGTGCGACGGTGGACTTGCGACCCATGGCTTACTCCGCACGGGGGCGCTTTACACCCGGAACCACAGCGCGGCCACGGGCTACATCTTCACCACGCGCCACCAGTTTGGCGATCAATACGCCGGCTACATCGTCCACAGCCAGCAAGTCCTGCTCCTTCAACCAGGTCAGATCTGTGCGGATGCGATCCGTCGAGACCATATGGCCAAGACGCTCGACCATCGAGTGCAGCAGATACTCATTGGCCGTGTAGCCTGCGCTTTCCAGCAGGACACGCAGAATCACCAAGCGCCTGTCTTCTGCGAGGTGGTTTGCAAAATCGTTCATTTCCTATGGGCTCCTTCAAGCAAAAACTCATGCAGCAAATTCAGGGTGTGCTTGGCCCCTGAAAACTCACCCGATAGGAGCTGGACGCCCTCAGCCAGAACGTTGATTCGCTCGTATAGCTTCCCCAGGTCATCGTGGCCAGGTACTGCCTCCAGCTCGGTTTCTGCCTTGGACAGACGGGTCTCTACCGACTTGATGTCGGTTTCCAGCGTCGACAGGCGTTTTTCTGCATTGGTGAATCGCTCGGTAAATCGACGGTCATACACATGGGCAATCACTTTGGTGAGTGCCCAGAGTGCCGCCACAAACATGCAAATAATCCAGAGCACATTGCTCGTCGTCAGCTCAATCGCCATGGGCCCTGTCTCCCTCCAATGCTGTTTTCTTGATGTAGTCCTGCAGGCCCATTACTTGGTTTGAGAGCCGATCAGCGATGCCTCCCAGCGTCGTGTATCTGCTGCTGCACTCTCCGAGTGCATTGCGGGCAGCGGTACCTGCATCAAGCTCGGTGGCGGTGCAGGATTGCGCGCCGGAGCTGGACAGCTTTGCAGCAGCGGCATTGGCATTGAGCTGGGCGATAGTGGTGAGCAAGCTGCGGTTGCGATCAGTGGCAGCAGCAAGAGCAG